GCTCAAAATAGATGCGTCTGAAGCGAAGCGAGTTGTCCAGCTTTGTTTCCATGCGGATTAGCTGCCCCTGCGGGAAATCCTCGATAACGGTTTCAATGGTCCCTGGAGTTTTAGGCCTATCCCAAGTACCAAAGCGGTCATCGAATTCGTCTTCTTTTGATAGCTCATCCCAGGTGTAGAAGCTGTTATCGTAAGCGCCGTCGCTAGATAGCTCATCCCAGTGAACAGCCAGGGCTTCTTCACGGATAGCAACTGGCACGGCAACTGCACGAACGATGCGGGCAGTTGTGATGTCTGCGGTCCAGAAGTAAAGCCTCTTCCATTCCACAGGTGTCTGGAAATCGTAAATCTTTGTTCTTAGCGAGCAGGTCATCTCCTCTGAGCCAACAGAGCTAGTTGGGTCATCTTCGATGCGGTAGATGGAATAGTCAGTTATACCTGGGGCATCTACTTCAGCCGAACCAGAGATTCCGTAGTAGCGTTCCTCTTCTTCGTCTTCGTATCCACGAGGGATTGTGACAAAATATCCGATTCTTGATGCGCTAGTCCACTGCGACCAAGTTCTGGTATCCATGTCATAGCTATAGATAGCACCATTGTGAAATACGACACAGCGACTTCCAACCATGCTGATTGCGTGCTCGAATCGTCTTTCGTAAGTGTTGTCTGGCGTAAACTTTACCTTCTCAGAGTTGAGTGGGTAGTAGAGATAGTTCTGGTATAGGTACAAGGTCTGACCAGATAGGACTAGGTGGGCGTTCTCAAACTTTACAACGCTTCGTCTAGTCTCAGCTCCAATGTCCTGCTGCATAACCTGCATGGTACCTTCTTCAGGTAGCTCGCCGTAGCTATAGCGGTAGGTTGAGCGGTTTCTGAAGATTACGATGTCGTTGTATCCTTGAGCCATTGCTGTAATCCACTGACCGTCACCGCCACCAATCTCTACGTAGAGTTTTGCGTCAAACTCATCTTCCCAGTCAAACACGCTAGTGGATACCCCAGAAGGCCCAGCAGTAGAAATGTTTGACCAGTAAACGATGTTTGCAGTTGGAGTGCCCTGTACACCAAAGCCAAAGAATCTAGTCTGGAATAGCTCAATACCGCCAAGGTATGGCATGGTAGGGGTCGATGTGAATGTGCCAGCTTCCCAGTATCCGCCAGCCTGAGTCTCTGAGCAAAGCACAACCTTGTTTAGGTACTGAGTGCAGTCAGAAGCCCTGAAGGTTGCAATCTGTGTCCAGGTTTTTGCTGTGACGTTGTAAATCCAAGTTTTGTCATCGGTAACTCCAACAAGAAAGCGAACACCATCTTGTCTGATGTAAGTACCAATGATGTCAAGTGGCTCAGAGGCTACTGGAGTTTTGATTACTACGTTGGAGGAGTTCTTCTCAAGGTAGATTGGCGGGCGTGAAGTCAGGGCACCGTTAGATGTAAACTCAAAGTTGATTACGCTAGCTAGCTCGGAATCCTCAATGCTGGACTGGTCCCAATAGTTATTAAGCCCTCCAGTGAATCTCTGTAAGGGTGCTGAGCGTTCTCTGATTATCTGGGACATTAGATGTAGTCGTCTGGGTCAGGCAGCAGTTGCTGGTATAAATCGGTCTGAGATAAAGTATCCTTTAGATTTAGCCTGTCTAGTCCTTCCCTGAATTGACCTAGCTTGTAAGCTGCTGCGGAGTAGTTTTCGTCCATTTCAAGAGCCTGGGAGATTACGTAGTTAGTCAGCTCGTTGAAGTATCTGTCTGGGATGCCGAGGGTCTGAGTCAGTAGGGTCAGAGGGGTTGGGTTCTTTACGTACTCAAGCTTGATGGCGTTAGGGATGCTGACTGACGGCACTGGGTAAAACGTAATAACGCCAGCTCGTTCATACCAGACCTCTGGACGCTCGGCATTTAAGATGTTAGTTGGGTCAAGGGCGATGATGTATTCACGTGCTGCCTGTGGCGAGATGTTCTGAATAGGGTAGCCACTTACGTAGACAGCCTCAATAGCTAGAACCTTGTCATCTGGGAAGCTGTAGTCCTGCTGACCGCCAACTAGGTTTGTAATCTTAGTTGCACGAAGAATAGGGTTGCTGTTGACGATTTCACGCTGACCGTCGTTAATCCAGGAAAGGATTGCTGGGTCACCTAGCTGGGCACCAGACTGGTCTCCGAACTGAGACCTGACCCTGAAGGAAACGTCGTTTCCTGTGTAATTAAACTCTTCAGCTGGCATCGTTACTTCCTAAGGGTCTTGCCGTTGTGAGTCCAAGTGTGCTTCTTAGAAGCCATTGCACTCTTCATGAGGTCTTTGCGCTCTTCTAGGTACTCTTGCTCTTCTTTTGCCCTAAGCAAGGCGTTAGACATCTCTAACAATTGTAGCTTATTGACCTGTGAATTTGGGTCATGGGTGTTGTTTTGTGCAAGCCAAGCTACCAACCTAGCGTCAATTTCAGACTCTGCCATGTTTCTAATGTGGTAGGGCGGTGCCAAGTTTGGTTCGTCTACAAGAGCGAATGGTCTCTCTGGGTCAAAAGCTGGGTGACCTGGCTCCATACGAATCAATCGCACGGTAGGGAATAGGTCGCTGATTACACGGGCAACTCGTCGTTGCTCTTCGGTGTAGAGTCCGTCAATTCTAGCAAAGTTAATCATTAAATCCTCCTATGAAAAAACCCAGAGGAGTAGGCGAGACGGACCCACTCCTCTGGGAGTTTATCATTTTTTACAGTTCAGCGATGTTGCTCAACTTAGCGTGAGCGTTACGACGGTAGGTACCGATTTCACTGTACTGGTAAATGCGAGCCTCGTAGGCGTCAGTGTCTGCAACACGTGACCACATAGAGCCATCACGGTCCATCCATGACCAGTCCTTCTTGCGGTTGATAACCAGTTCCTTGGAGGACAATGCGTACAATGTTCCCTTTGGAGCTGCGTAGTCAGACACGAAGCGGATTGGCTTACCTAGAGCCTCGAAGGTGAAGGAACGCTGTCCACCAGTTAGGCCAGCGCCGTTGGTGAACTGACGGAATCCCTGTAGTAGGTTCCAGTAAGCGTTGTAAACACCAGGAGAAGCGAGGAATACGTCAACGTCTCCACCCTTCTTGTCAACACTCTGAACTAGGTTGATAAGGTTCAACTCAGTTAGGGTGCCTGGGGTTCCTACGCTTCCAAGAGCAACCTCAGTAGCTGCCCACACTGGGGTAGTTGCTGGGTCAATCTCGTGTAGTTCTCCAGTAGCCTTAACAATTGCACCTAGACCAGTTAGTTCCTTGCCAAAGCTGTTTACTCCGTTTGAAGAGCGAACAATGATGTCGTTAGCGCTGATGTTGGTGTTGAAGGTTCCAAGGGTACCAGTGATGGTAATTACCTTGGTGGACTCGTTGATTGACACGATTTCGATAGACGATGCTGCGCCAGACTGCTGCTTTACACCAGTGGTTGGGTCAACTACGTCGATAACCATGCCCTCTTCGAGCCAGTCAGTTGCATCTACGGTTAGAGTGGTAGAAGAAGGCTGAGCTGTAACAACTGCTAGCTTTCCGCTTCCATCACCGTAAATCTGACGGTTTAGGTCCTTTGAAAGGTCTCTCTTAAGACCCTTGATTTCCATGTCAACTACGTTGATGAATGCATTGTAGTCGTCTGCTGCCTGCTCAAATAGCTGACCGTCAACCTCGATAGCACCGTATAGGTTCTTGAGGTATAGGTGAGCCTGCTTGTACTTCTGAGCTCCAGCAATAGGTAGCTTCTCACGCACACCACGAGCACCAATTCCTTGGTTTCGTCCGATGTGGGTGTCGAAGATTACTTCTTTACCGTTGCGGGTAATGTTCTGCGCTGAAGCCTCAATGAACTCAAGCGCTGGGTTCTTGTCACGTAGCTGCTCGTGAAGGTCGCCGTAGACGAGCTTTAGAGCCTCTGACGCAAAAGTCAGAATTCCCTGACCTGCCATTTTTCACTCTCCTAAGAGTATAAGTTAAACGAATAATTTCTAATCGTCACTTGCCCTGACCCTCTTAGGGGCTGTACATCGGACTAATCTATAGTATCACGTCGGGTAATACTACGACTATAGTATACCTTGGTTTGCCTTCTGATAGTCCTTAAAAAGTTGTTCCATCATAGCTCTTTTTCCCTTGTCATCTTTAGGGACTTCAAGGTTTTGAGCCTGCACACCAGCACCGCCAGCTGAACCAATAACCATTGGAGCATCCTCAGCTGGAACTGCGCCAGCTCGCTGGAATGTGCCAACCATGCCCTGAAGTTGCTTAGCTGCATCTGCAACTGAGATTTCACGACCAGCGTTTAGGGCTGCGTTCATTAAGTCGTAAATAGCCATTTCATGAGCTTCGGTAATGTTGTACTGGCTACGTAGAGTGCCCATTTCGGCCTCAAGCTCTACAGTGTACTCAGCCGTAGCTTTTTCTAGCTCTTGAGACTGGATGTAGCTGGACTGCTCTTCCTGAAGGCTTCTTAGCTCCTGTAGCTCCTTCTTTAGAGCTGAAGGAATGTCAGAGTCGTCAAACATGTCGTCAAAGTCTTCACCAGACTCTTCTTCCATAATGGTCTTTGCAGCCTGCTTGGCGTCTTCTTCAAGAAGGCCTTGGCTTAGTAGGTAATCCTTTAGGGATGCGTAAACCTCAGTTGGCTGGGTTTCGATAGCACGGGCGAGGTTAATTCCGCCAAGAATGACCTCAGGTGATACACCCTGGTCTACGTATTCCTTGAACGGAGTGAACTTCTCCATTTGCTGCTGGTAATACTTGTCCTGCTCTTGTAGGTGCGGTATTACCTTCTGGTGCCAAGCTTCTGGCAACTCAGATAGAAGTTTTTCGTGGGCTGGGTGTGCCTTGTATTCTGGCTCTCCAGATGGTGCTGGTTCTACTACGTTGGTCTCGGCCTCTGTAGTCTGGTCAGGGGTTACCTGCGTCTCTTCAGACATATTGTTTCCTTACTGTAGTTGTTCAGATGTTTGTCCAGCCTGCTGAGGCATCTGCCCAGCTTGCTCAGACGGTAGAGCTGTTGGTTGTCCTGGAGCTGCTCCCTCTCCCATCATTCCCATCATAGCCTGTTCCATCATCTTTTGCTGTAGTGCTGCTTCGTGCATAGAGATGTGCTTCTGGAACTCAGCCTTTACAACGTCAGGCAGAATCTCGAAGGATTGGCTCTTACGGAATCTGTTGTGAACTTCGATGTGGACAGCGTGGTTGTCGTAGTCGTGAACTGGGATAACCGCTGGGACTTCGAGGGCGATTGGGTTGCCTTCTGCGTCGGTCTGTCCAGGAACGGTCTTGTCTGGGTCGCCGTTTGATGCGCCCATCTCCCAGTTCATCTGGAACTGCTGCACAGCTTCGTCGGTTAGACGCTTCATCATCAAGTTCTCTCGCTGAGACTGGTTCTCGTCTAGCTTGAGCAAGTTGTAGTATTGCTTCAGCATTCCCATGTCTAGGATGCGTAGACCGTCCTGTGGAGAGATAAAGCCCATCTTCATCCACTCGGTAATAAGTGCCTGGCGAGCTGACTTTGAAGTTGGAAGCGCCGAGCCTGACTCTACTCGTATGTCGTTTCCTGATGCGATATCAGCACCTGATAGGACGGTTGCGTCGAATGCGCCGTCGCTTCCAACAGTCTTTATCAATCTAGGCTGAGTGACGTACTGGATAAACAAAGCAATGGAGTGCTTTGCAATCTTTTCTACGGCAGCTTCGATTGCAGAGAATACGGTTGTTAGGTAGGCGTCGTCTCTTTCCTGTAGGTAGTTAATCGCAGTAGCAGCGGTTACTCCGCCACTTTCACCACGAGAAACTGCGTGCTGACCTGATAGGTCCTCAAAGTCCATTTCAAGTTGCTTGACTTCGTTGATTACATACTGAGGTAGTGGCTGGATTGGTACAGGCGTAGGGTATTGGAAGCCTGGACGAATAGGCACCCAGATACCAGCACGTGCTGTAATCTTGCGAGGGTCCACTGAGCCCTCTTGGAACATCATTTGAGGCTTAGCCATCAAGTTCTTGGCGTGAATAATCTGAGAACGAAGCCTATTGTACTCACGCTGGATTGGGATAAGAGTTTTTACTGTGCCACGACGGTAGAATTTTCCAGTCGGAATGGTTCCAACGTGAGCGAATGGGTACTGCTTGTGAGAGTAAGGAATGCCATTCTCAGCCATCTGGACAATCTCGTTGTCGACGATGGTGACAAGGCCACCCTTTGGTAGGTAAGGGCAACCGTTTGGCTTAGCCCACATCTCAATAACCAAGATTGCATCTGGCTTTGAGTTGTCTACGTTTCTCATGTCCATCAAAGCAGCGTCAAGCAACTCAGATGTAGAAACCTTTGCTGGCTTAAA